GTATAGGTAGCCATCAATTCATCTTGGAACCTCTAATCCCGGCGTTACTAACGTCCAAGGAATAGCCGTCCAATCTCCATGTTTGGTCACCAGTAGATTCAAATTTCACACCAATATATTTTCCGGTTACCCTAACAGGAACCTTTGATTGGGTATTAGGATTAAAAGTATACGGCCCTTCCCATGAAACACTATCTTCTGTAGACATTTGGCTACCAACATAAACATTTACAGTAGTAACACCAGATGCTGACATTTTTGGCCATACCGATGTAACCTGCTTAACCATTGCATGATTCGGCTGGCCCTGCGCGTCCATAGATAATCCGGTTCTTTCAATAAACGATGTCATATTACTACCATCTTCAGTATTTCCGGTATTATTTCTATACAATTTTGTATCAGTGGTGGAAGCCATAACCAGAGTCTTACCCTCTTTACTTATGAAAGAGGATGAAGTAATTTCACTCCAAGTTTTGTTTTCAGATGTCCATGTTGAAGTAGCAGCGTTCCATGAAGCAGTAGAGGTTGGATCAGCTTGTGTACCATATCCAATAAATCCCAGATTTGGAATATCTCTCTCTGTGAATGTTTTATTCACCCAATTGTAAACCAATGCTTTATCACACTGACCGGCTGAATTACCAGAAGTTACATAACAAGCCCAAATCTCTGTGTTAGCATAATCTGCCACAACAAAGGATTTTTCATAATGTGTGCCATGAATATCACCAAACACATAATCCCGCATCTTATGTGGAAGTATGGGTTTAATCTGTCTGCCATCATTGACATACATATCACCATTACCAAAGATGAAATGTTTTGTTCCCTGCTCGTCTGAAAACTCCGCTACACAATTCTTAGCTAATGCGCCAATAGTTGGTGACAGTTGGCGAAATGCAAAGATAAATGGCGTACCAACATACGTCATAGAGTATGTAGAATCTTCTTTGTAGATCATAAAGGTATCAGTAAGTGCCACACCATCTACAATTTTTCCTTTTGTATCTGCTAATTCATATTCACCAGCGTCCACAGTAGCCGATGTTTCATCCCATGATGTTGGGATAGTTTGTATAGCCGCCTCTGTTGACCATTTAACCTTTTTATTAAATGCAACCCCTGCCTCTGTTATATTTAAGGCAATCAAAAAAGTGCGGAATGCCCTTACAGAAAATGGATAATGATCAGAACCGGCCCCAGAAGACCAATTAGTAAGGTCTGCCATCCTTGTGGATGTAGCAGGTACACCTGAACTTAATGCCCAGAATTGCGGCTGATCAAGGCCATTAGCCATAATCAGGACACCACCTAATACGGTAGATGTCCAGCCTTCTTTAGCGGTAGCATTATAAGCCCCTGATGATCTGGTTATATTCGCCCAAGTTGATCCATTGTGGACATGGATAGCAGCAGTACTGGCTATGATCCAGTAATTAGCTGTACCTACTTCCAGATTAACAATATGAATAGGCGCAACAGGACAAGTAGCCATAACCTCCTTATAGCCGGGGGTTTTCTCTATAGCCCCATGCTCTGCCCTTATATTATTGCCATCCGTCCAGACGTTGAGAGGCAGTTGCCAAGCATTTATATCCTTGACAATCCCCATCTGCCCGACTTGATCAATCGGGATTAAAGCCATGTTAGGGCTTTACCGGCCAGCTAACGGCTTCTACTTCTAATACGGTGGTTAATCCCGCCGGAAGATCACGCAAGTCCTGACGATACGCTGTCATTGCGTCAGACATGGTTACGTCCTGTAGGGCGTACCAGTCTGTAGAAGACAGTCGTCGGGTACGGTCTTCTCTTAACCGCGCAATTGCGCGATCAAAAGCACCCGCTGCCCATGCAGCTTCTTCTGCATCTCTTGCTGTTTCTTCTTCCGGTGTCAGGTCCATTCTTACACCGTTTACTACTTTTGTTCTTGCCATCTAATTTACTCCTAATAATTAAGAAATACCAAATAACTGAATTACGCCATCAAAATTGCCACTGCTCATTTTGAACTGAATTTCGTCGATTGCTGTCGTGTCGTTTATGTACCCGGCTACAAACACGTTTTCAGTTATATCACTTCCCTGATAGGAATTTGAAATATGATAAAAATGTTTAACATAGGTTGTTGAGGCTGGACTAAATAAATGCAATATTCCAGCACCACATTCATCTGCGCCATTACCTATATCCGGGATAAGAATTTGGAAAGCAGTTCCGTTTGCTTGATCCCATGCAGCAACATAGGCTAAATCGGTGGCACTGTCGTTTTCATAATGATAAGGCCGAAATACTGTCGATTGAATTGTGCTTGTGTCATAACCACCACCAGCATCATCTGTAGCATTAACTTGAAATCCAAATTCTGCTTTATCAGTAGCAGGATTTATATCCGTCATCACAAACATATACTCATCATATGTACTATCAAGCACTACGCTGGAAGCCCCATCTACAAAAGAAAGTGAAGAGTCACCAGAAGCAGTCAGTGTTTTTATCAGTGTTGGTATACCCATTAGCCTACTCCGTACATTTTTATAGTGCCATCCATGTTGCCTGATGAAAACTTAAAATCAACTGCTGTAACTGCGGCGGTTGTATTTATATATCCGGCAACTTTATTGTTTACTACCCAATCCTCTTGATGAGAAAAAACAATGTTTGAATAAAAATGTTTTACATAAGTTGTATTAGAAGGATTAAATAAATGAAGCGTACCAGAGCAATGTTGATCAGCATCGCTGCCAACACCGGCAGCAAGAGTCTGATAACCCGTCCCCTGCGCTAAATCTCCGCTGGTGCTGTATGCCAACGCGCCATCATCAACATCTTCATCAGAATATGAATGAATAAATGTTGTAGTTTTTGCTAGATCATAAGAATGACTGGAAGTGTCATCTGAAAAGTTAACAGTAAACTGTACGTTATCAGTTGCTGGATTAACATTGAACCACTTAAAAACATAAAGTTTATAAGTGCTGTCTATGCTGGAAGTAAATGCAGAATTAGCATCACCTGACTCTGTATTAGTTGTTATCAGTGTCATTGCCATAATTACTTTACTCCCCACATTTTGATTTTTCCGACATCAATATTTCCACTTGAAAATTTGAAAGCCACAGCATTAACTGCGCTGGTCGTATTAAAATACCCAGACACATATTCATTTCTAGCGGCTGGAGCTGAGTGTGAAGTTGACGAAGTATAGTAAAACTGCTTCACATAAGTTGTTGATGCGGGATTGAATAAATGTAATTTCCCAACGCAATTTCCATCAGCATCATTATCAACACTAGCATTTAGTATTTGATAGCCAGTTCCTTGATATATATGTTTAGCGTCATCGTAACTAAGCGTAGCATCAGCACCTGCTTCCGTCTGGTAAGCGCGAAAATAAGTTGTAGTTTTAGTTACATTATAATTAGAGCCGCCATCTATACTCGCATTAAACGTCATATCAGCTGTGTCAGTTTGCGGATGAAGGGTATAAAGTCCGAAAATATACTCCCCATAAGTTGACGTAAGATCAGAAGTAAATGATAACGACGCAGAGCTAGATGCAGTCTGCGTAGAAAGCAGAACTACATCTGCGGTAGATACTCCGGCCACTCCCATAATGGCGGCTTTGTTTGCTCCTAATGGCATAATATTTTCCTCACTTCATGTCCGTCCCGGCAGCAAAGCCGTACCAAATGGTTCCCGCATCTACCGTTGTAAATGTCAATATATCTACTCCACTTGATGTTAATGATGGTGCCGAACCTCCAGCCCAATCTACTGAACTGGGCCAATTAACTGTCTGTGAACCGCCGTTAGTCAGGATCAATGTAAATGAACAAGCGCGTCCAGTGGCTGATGGGTTACTAAACGTAAAAGTATTTGTGCTGGTATCAACTGTTGCTGTTACGACATTACCAGCCGTTACATCAATATCCTGTGTACCACCACCCGTTCCGCCAATAGCACTTACGGTTTCCGCATAGTCCTTAAAGTAAGGCCTGACAACTTGGTAGTCTGCGTGATTAACTACTCCCGATCCGTCAGCAGTTACCGTCTTTGACGTTTGCACCGTGCCGAGAGTTGTAATATCATTGTAGTTTAACTCTGTCGCTGTAGAGGTAACCCCATCAAGAATATTCAATTCAGCGGCAGTAGACGTAACACCGTCTAGAATGTTTAATTCAGCCGCAGTAGACGTAACACCATCTAAGATATTTAATTCTGCTGCGGTTGAAGTTACACCATCTAATATATTAAGTTCAGCAGCCGTAGAGGTTACACCATCCAGAATATTTAATTCTGCTTCAGAAGAAGTAATAGCGGTTGTTCCTGAAAGGCCGCTAAATTGATTTTTCAGAACAGCTTTGATTAATTTTAAATGATCGTCGCCTTCTGCTACATCATCAGAAGTAGCTGGATTATCTGAATTTAATTGGCTAATATATGTTCCGCTTTCTAATCCCATTCTTTTATCCTCACTTCATATCTGTGCCAGCGGCAAATCCATACCATATAGTTCCTGCATCCAGAGTCGAGAAGGTAAGAACATCTACACCAGAAGATGTCAGGGAGGGTGCTGATCCACCAGCCCAGTCAACTGATCCCGGCCAGTTCACGGTTTGTGATCCACCATTGGTAAGAAACAGGGTGAATGAGCAAGCCTTTCCAGTAGCAGACGGGTTGCTGAATGTGAAGGTATTGGCACTTGTGTCTACCGTAGCTGAAACGACATTGCCAGCAGTAATATCAATGTCTTGAGTGCCGCCACCAGTTGCACCTATAGCATTAATAGTTTCAGCATAGTCCGTAAATCTTGGTCTTCCGATAACCTCATCTGCACAAGCGATTCCACCGCCTAATGTCATGTCACCATTAACATCCATTGATATGCCAGCAGCAGTTCCATGTGCTACACCACCGCCTATTTCTAACTTATCAGTGCCATCATCAATACCAATTCTAAAGTCAGCAGCATTGCCATCAAAGTTAAGATAGGTATCTACTGTTGCACCATCTCCAATCGTAACAGTATCATCAGTAATGGTAATAATGTTATTTGTGCCTACAGTTGAACCTTCGCCAATAACGAGTTTATCTGCTGTATCATCTAATGCAACATAAAAATCTTTGGCATTACCGTCATAAACTAATGCAGCATCCTCCGCGCCACCATCTCCAATGGTAATGGTTGGCGTTGTTCCACCAACAACTATGTCACCATTATCATCAATGGTAGTTGAACTATTCTGTAATGTTTTACCACCTGTTCCATCAAATCTTGCGATAGCATTATCTGTGGCTGAACCCGGCCCACTAGCATCTCCAACCGCACTCTTTCCATCAAGTAAATTTAGTTCAGCAGCAGTAGATGTAACCAGTGTTCCGCCAAGTTTTAACCCATTTGACGTATCATGGGAAGCAATATCAAAATCAATTGCCCCATCTGAGATAGTTACATCCCTGTCTGAGTTGATGGATATTGCAGGGGTTGTACCAACTGCTGAACCTAGTCCTACAACCAGATTATCATTCGTGTCATCAAGACCAACGTAGTAGTCTTGGGCGTTTCCGTCAAAAACAACCTTCTGATCCTCTGCCCCACCATCACCTACTGTTAGGTTTCCGCCAACTATAAGATCGGTAGTAAATCTGCCGGTAGTATTAACATCAAGAGCGTATGAAGGGCTGGTATCACCAATCCCTACCATTTGATTTTTCAGT